ATCAAAATGGCTAAAGGCGGTATGTGTGGTGGTGGCAAAGCTATGAAGAAAATGGCTCGTGGCGGTGGTATTGAGCAGCGTGGCAAGACTAAAGGAAAGATCTGCTAATCATGGCTAAATCACCAGACCAAATTGTAGCTGACCTTGATCGTCAACAAAACGAAGAAGACTTAGATCTAGTTCCTCGTGCTGGGCGCATGATTCGTGATAAGTTAGCCGAAGATTTAACTGGCGGCGCTTATGTTGGTTCACGTTTAAATATGCCATCCAATACTCGTCTAGGTAAGTTAAACCCTACCGATACTGCATTATTAAATAAATATGATGTTAGTCCAACAGGTAAAGCTTCCATGATGAAACGCATGCTTGGTGGAATGAAAAAAGGCGGTAAAGTTTCCTCTGCCTCTAAACGTGCTGATGGTTGCTGTGTTAAAGGTAAAACTAAGGGTAAATATCTATGAGATACTCTCGTGGCATGGGCGCTATTGAATCATCTAAAATGCCTAAAGGCAAAGTAAAGCCACGTAGAGATAACACGGATTTTACCCAATATGCTGAGGGTGGTGCGGTTAAGCCGGGATTATATGCAAATATTCATGCGAAGCAAAAGCGTATTGCTGCTGGTTCTGGTGAGAGAATGCGTAAAGTTGGATCTAAGGGTGCGCCTACTAAAGCGGCATTTATTAAATCTGCTAAAACAGCAAAGAAGAAATAATGGCTACTAAAAAATGGATTCAAGACGCTATTAAAAAGCCGGGAGCATTACGTGCTGAGCTAGGCGTTAAGGCTGGAGAAAAGATCCCAGCCAAGAAATTAGCGTCAGCAGCTAAGAAAACGGGTAAAATTGGACAAAGAGCAAGACTTGCCCAGACCCTAAAAGGCTTAAAATAATGAGTACAACAGGTACCACATCGTTTAATTTAGACGTCAATGATTTAATTGAAGAGGCGTTTGAAAGATGCGGTAAAGAATTACGTACTGGATATGATTTCCGTACTGCTCGCCGTTCACTTAATTTATTAACGATTGAGTGGGCTAACCGTGGTATTAACCTCTGGACGGTTGAACAGGGCGTTATTCCAATGGTTACAGGACAGGCTATGTACCCATACCCAGCAGATACTATTGACATGATGGATATGGTTATACGTCAAAATAACGGTACTTCTAACCAGATCGACATTAATATTAGCCGTATTGCTGAGCCGACCTACATGAGCCTGCCTAATAAGCTCGCACAGGGGCGCCCGATTCAAGTGTATGTCAACCGTCAGTCTGGTCAAGAAAACCTCACAGACAAGCTTCTAGCGGCTGATATAAGCTCTACAGACACCACTATTACTCTGTCCTCTACTGTAGGTTTAGCTTCTGCTGGATTTATCAAGATTGGTACAGAGACCATTAGTTACCCAAATATTAGTGGAAACCAGCTTATTAATTGCGCCCGTGGTCAAAATAACACCACTGCAGCAGGACATTTGGCAACGGCCACTATTACCGTACAGAACCTTCCATGCATTAACGTATGGCCTACGCCTAATGCACCCGGCAACCAATATACATTCGTTTACTACCGCTTACGCCGCATTCAAGATGCTGGTACAGGGGTGTATGTACAAGATATTCCTTTTCGCTTTATCCCCTGCATGGTTGCAGGCTTAGCGTATCAATTGTCAACAAAGCTTGTCGATGTGGATATGAACCGTGTTCCAATGCTTAAAGCAGAATACGATGCTCAATTCCAAATGGCTGCTGATGAAGATAGAGATAAGGCTCCTATACGTTTTGTACCAAGGATGACGTTCTACGGTAGAGGAAGTTAAAAATGCCTAATCAGTTCGCTTCCGGCAAATGGGCAATTGCCGAATGTGACCGGTGTGGGCAGCGTTACATGCTCAAGGAATTACGGACACAAACGGTAAAGACTAAACCTTACAAAGTTAAAGTATGCCACGAGTGTTGGGATCCGGATCATCCGCAGTTGCAATTAGGTATGTACCCAGTAAATGATCCACAGGCAGTACGGGAACCCCGCCCTGATGTAAGTTATTGGGCGTCTGGAGCAAGTGGATTACAGATTAATTTGACTGGAGTAGGTCCTGATGGTCTAGGCATTCCAGAAGGTGGTAGTAGAGTGTTTCAATGGGGATTTAACCCTGTTGGCATGGGGTATGATGGCGGTTTAACGCAAAATGACTTGATTGCACACGGACAAGTTGGTACAGTAACAGTTACAGTAACTTAGGAGTAAAACATGACATTCAAAAAAGCAGCAGACGGCGTAACAAAAACAGGTAAAACTAAGGGTACAAACCTTGGTGATTCAGGTCCATCTATTGGAATCGAAAAAGGTCCAATGAAAGGTCCACAGAAATTGGGTAAATCAATGAAGGCTGTTGGACGTAATATGGCTCGTGCTATGTTGCAAAAATCAGCAGGAAGAGGTCGTTAATATGGCTACCGCTAAAAATGTAAAGGCAACTCCAGCAGGATCATATCCTCTTGGTCATGCCAAAGAAAACAAAGATGCTTCTGTTTATGAAAAGAATGGTACTAGCGTTGCTGATGGCGAATCTGCTGTAGTTTTAAAAGGCAAGCCTATTGACGCTTTACGTCCCGCTATTGGAAATTTGTTTAAAGACCAGCCTGATACTAAAACTGATGGTATTACTATGCGTGGTTATGGCGCTGCAACCAAAGGCATTAAGTCCCGTGGACCTATGGCGTAATGGATTACAACGAACTTTTTACGCAAATCCAAACGTATACGGAAAACATATTTCCGGATACATATCTTGCTAATGGAAGTACTGTCAGCTATACAACGCAGATTAATACTTTTATTGAGCAGGCGGAAAAACGCATCTACAATACGGTGCAGATTCCTTCTTTGCGTAAAAACGTTACAGGTACAGCTACTACTGGAAATCCCTACTTAGCTTGCCCAGACGACTATTTATCGACTTATTCAATGGCGATAATTGGTGGAGATGGTAATTATGAGTATTTGTTAAATAAAGATGTTAACTATATTCGTCAAGCATATCCAAGTCCTACAGCTATAGGACTTCCAAGATATTACGCATTATTTGGTTCACAATATACAAACCTTAATGAACTGGCTTTTATCATGGGACCAACCCCTGATGCTAATTACCAAGTCGAATTGCACTATTTTTACTATCCTCAGTCTATTACTACTGCAGGTACTTCTTGGCTTGGAGATAACTATTCTCCTGTATTGTTGTATGGTTCTTTGGTTGAGGCGTACACTTATATGAAGGGTGAGCCTGATATTCTAGCTACGTACAACACTAAATATCAAGAAGCTATGCAGCAATTGAAACGCCTTGGTGATGGTCTTGAGCGTGGTGATGCATACCGTGATGGTCAGGCTAGGGTCAGGGTTACTTAATGGCTATTTATCAATCACAGACCGATTCTTTCAAGGTTCAGCTTTTAAACGCTCAACACAATTTTTCGGCTAATACTTTTAAAATTGCGCTGTATACGGGTAATGCCAGTATCAGCAATTCCACCACGGCCTATACCACTACTGGCGAAACGTCTGGTACAGGGTATGTCGCTGGCGGAAACACTCTTGTTGTAACCGTAAAACCTACTAATACTGGCAATACAGCATACATTTCTTTTGCCAATACTACGTGGAATTCGACTACAATAAGCGCTAATGGGGCATTGATTTATAATAGCTCTTTTGGCAATGCGTCCGTGGCGGTGCTGAACTTTGGCAGTACAATTACGACAAAGAATCAGACATTTACAATTAATTTCCCGGTGGCTGCCGCAAATACAGCTATCATACAAATCAGCTAGGAGTTTTTATGAGTAATGAAATTGCAAGAATTGGCGACACCGTAGGTGCTACAGCCGAATTAGGCGGCGGTGCTATTGAGTCCGTAGGCTTAGAAGGTGTATACACTTTTACCTGTATCGGTTCAGATGGTACAGAAAAATGGTCTGATGTTGTTGAGAACTTGACAACTAACGTTGGTCGTCAAAGCTTATTGAATGCATACTTTGCTAATACAGGCGGCGGTGCTGTTGTTATGGGTCTAGGTGGTGCTAACGCTAGCAACACATTTACTCCAGCTTACACAGATACACAGTCTAGCCACGTTGGTTGGTATGAAGTTGGTGGATCTAATGCTCCTACTTATTCTGGTACACGTAAGACTCCATCGTTTAGCTCTGCTACTTCTGCTAACCCATCAGTATTATCTACCTCTGCTGCGGTAGTGTTTAGCATGACAAGTTCAGGAACTGTTTATGGTGCGTTTATCAATATTGGCGGTTCTTCTACTATTGGTGATACTACTGGTACTTGCTTTAGTATCGGAGCGTTTACAGCGGGATCGAAGACAGTAACTTCCGGCGACACGATTAACGTTACATACACACTCAGCGCCGCTGGTTAAGGAGCCGTAAATGGCTCTGGTGCTTAAAGACCGTGTATTAGAGACGGCTAGTAGCCCCGGCACAGGTACAGTAACATTACTTGGTGCCACTACTGGCTATCAAACCTTTGCTAACGGGGTTGGCAATGCAAACACGACCTTCTATACCATCGCTACAGTTGGTGGCGCTGAATGGGAAGTTGGTCTTGGAACATATTACTCTGCCAATAACTCGGTGGTGCGTAACACCGTCATTTCATCTAGTAATGGTAGTAACTTAGCTAACTTTAGCTCTGGTACACAATCCGTATTTGTAACTTATCCGGCAGAACAAGCCGTCTACTTAAGCAATGGCAACGTATCAGCTTTAGGAAACATTACTTTAGGCACATGGAACGCTAATACAATCGGCGTAGCTTACGGTGGTACTGGTGTTACAGCTTCCTCTGGAGCTAATAGCGTTGTATTACGTGATACTAATCAGAATACACAGTTAAATAACTTATTCTTAGGTTATACATCTATCGTTTCTGCTGGTACAACAACGACTTTAACTGTTGCATCTACTTATAACCAAAAGCTTACTGGCACATTAAATCAGACATTCCAGTTACCAGATGCTACAACATTAGTAGCTGGTGCTACATTTGTATTTGATAACGACTCTACTGGTAATTTAACTGTTAACGACAACAGTGCGGTATTTGTTGACTTGGTACCTGCTGGTGGTTATTCCACTATTTTCTTGGAGTCTAATAGTACTGCTGCTGGTAGTTGGGGTAAATACGCACTTCTTCCTGCATCAGTAAACTGGGGAACAACTACTGCAGATTTTGGTAGCACAACGGTTTCCAATGCTACATGGAACGGATCCACCATTGGTACTACATATGGTGGCACAGGATTAACAACTTTTACTGCCAATGCTGCAGTCTATGCTACTTCTAACAACTCCTTAACTACAGGCACCCTTCCTGTCAATGCGGGCGGTACTGGTATTACAACTTTAGCTGCTGGCAGAATTCCTTACGGTGCTGGTGCTAATGCTTTAGCTTCTTCAGCAAATCTGACGTTTTTAAACAACACTGTTAGTACCATTTATTTTAATGCTACTGCTGATGTAACGTCTAACGTAGCTGCTGGAGCATTTAACAATGGTAATTTAGGTTATTCAGATACCGGTATTTTTGGGTCATTTGTTACTAGTTCAAATAGTTATGGTCAATGGATTTTACAGAACACCAATAGCGGAAACGCTGCTTCTGCCGATTATGTAGTTAGTAATGATTTAGGAACGAAAAGTTCTTACTACGGTAACTTTGGAATTAATGGATCTACTTACGCTGGCACAGGAAGTTTAAATTTACCTAATGCAGTTTATGTTTATTCTGCAAATGGCGAACTGGTTCTAGGCACTACTACTAATAACGGTGTTCGCATCGTTACTAATTCTAGTACTGTAGATGCTATGACTATTAACTCCAGCAATGCTGTGGCGTTTAGTGGTAATTATGGTGTTAATACTTATTTACTCCAGTCTACTGGTAATGCTACTGCCCCAATTTGGCAGTCTCCAGCTAACATCTCTGCTGGTTCTGTTGTAAGTACATTGACATTTACTAGTGCTGGAAACGGCGCTGCATCTGGCGTAAGCTTTAATGGTAGTGCAGCTCAAGTAGTTTCTTCCAATACTATTTTGCCAGCTCAGTCTGGAAACTCTGGGAAGTACCTTACAACCGATGGCGCAAACGCATTATCTTGGTCTACTGTTAGCGCTGCTATAGCCGCTGGTAATAACTCAATTGTTATTAATAATGTGAACGTAACCTCAAATGCTACAATATCTGCTGGGCAAAATGGCTTTTCCGTTGGTCCAATTACAACCGCAAACGGCATATCTATTACCGTAGCTAGCGGACAACGATGGGTGGTTATCTAATATGTCAGTAATCTCTGCTGGAAACACTACAACAACAGGTTTTGTTGTTAACAGTGATACTACTGGTAATCTAGTCTTTGCGACTAGCGGTGCAAACACTGTTGCAGTAACAATAGCATCTAATCAGACTACTGGATTTAATGCAACAATCCTTGAAAAAGCGAACGCTACCGCTACAGCTATGGGAGCTAACGTTAACTATGACATATTAACGCAGCCAATATTGTTGTACACAGCTAATGCTACCGCTAATAGCACGATTAATTTTCGTGGCAATTCAACAGTAACATTAAATTCCATAATGAATAACAACCAATCGTTAAGCGTTGTTTTTCTGAATACTAATGGTGCAACAGCATATCTTCCAACTGTATTCCAAGCGGATGGCGTTGCAGTTACTCCAAAGTGGCAAGGTGGTTCAGCGCCAACTACAGGGAATACATTAAGTGTAGATTCCTATGTCTTTAGTTTTATCAAGACTGCTAATGCAACCTATACCGTTTTAGCGTCTCAATCACAGTTTAAGTAAAATGCCATTCTTTGCTGCCCGTGCCGAGTCAACAAGAGCCTTCGGTTTTGGCGGAGGTAAGGCTCCATACAATGTTACCTACTTTGGAATTGGCGGTGGTGGCGGTGGTGCTGGAATAAACAACTATGGAGCTGGTGGAGGCGGCGGTGGTGGACCAGCAGCAAGTACGTTTTTAGCTAAACCTGCAACCGTTTATACCCTTACAGTAGGCGGCGGAGGTGGTGGTTCAACCGGAGGTTCTGCAAGCACCATCACTGGAGCGGCCTTAACAACTGTTACAGCCGCTGGCGGTGGTGGAGCAACTTATCTTGATGGAGCAACATCAGGCAACGGATATACTGGTGGCAGTGGTTCTGTTGATGGTAATGCTGGCGGTGGTGGCGGTGGTGCTGGCGGCTATGGTACCGCTGGTTATGGTGACGAAAATATTGGCTGGATACCCGGTACTGGCGCATACGGAACAACAACATCCATTACTGGAAGTTCTGTTTATTATGGTGGTGGAGCCGGTGGAGACAGCTTCTCTGCTAACGCATATCCATATAATGCATATCCCGGCGGCGGCGGTTGGGGTGCTGGTAACGGTCAGGGAGTTAGCGTATATGCCGTTCCCGGTACTATAAACACTGGAGGCGGCGGTGGTGGTCAGGGTCGTGGTTATGGCGCTGGTGCTTCTGGTGGATCTGGAATCATGATCCTATCTATACCAACCATAAGTTATACTGGTATTTATACTGGCAGCCCTACAATCACTACCAACGGCGCCAATACTATATTAAAATTCACATCTAGCGGAACATATACAGCTTAAAGGAGCAACACACATGGGTTATTTTGCAAAAATTCAACCAACTGGTTTAGCAACCAAATTCCTCGTTACAGAGGTGATTGCTGCTGACCAAGACTTTATTAATTCTGGTGCTGTAGGAACTCCAGCAGACTGGGTTCAGACTAGCTACAACACTTATGGAAATGTGCATTACGCACCATCACCTCCCGCAG